ACCCGACGCCGCCAAGCCCCGCCCGCTGACAAACAAGGAGAGGCGCGAACGATACCGCGCCGGGAAAGCCGGGCTGGTAAACAGCGTCTTCATGCTGGGTATGCCCCGTAAGGAGCGGCGGGCCCTCTGCGCCAACACACCCTTAATCAAACTAGCCGCGTAGGAACAACCATGCGAATCAGACAAGAAACCCGTAAGACATTGGCCCAGATCGCCCAGTTCGGTGATGCGGTGTCCGTGGCAGATATGCTGCTGGCGCTCGGCGGCCACTCCAATTCCATGCGCAATACGCTCAACCGATACGAATCGGCGGGGCTGCTCGTAGCATCATGGCATAGATCGGCTACGCCGTACACGCGCAAGGTGCCCTCGCAGCGGATGTGCATGGTGAAGTACTACCAGCTGACCCCGGCAGGGCTGGCCATCGTGCAGAATAGCCCCAGAAGCAACGCGCTGACGCCGCCGCTTCCGTCCGTAGCTAACAGTGTGTTTTCTCTTGGCACCCTTTCTTTGTGAGGTTAATATGAGCACAGATATAAACGCCACTCTTGCCGAGCGCGGGTCGCGCTACGGCATCTTCGCTGACCACGCGCGCATCGCGCAGAAGTTGAAGGAGACTATGCAGGTCGAGGAGGGTTGGGGCCGATTGGCCCCGGACCAATGCGAAGCGCTGGAGATGATCGCGCACAAGATCGCCCGCATCCTGAACGGGGACCCGAACTTCCATGATTCGTGGCATGACGTTGTGGGCTATGCCACGCTCGTAGCTGCACGGCTGGAGACGGGGGAATGCAAGTGACCCCCGAAGCCAAGGTAAAGAAGAAGGTTCACGCACTGCTCAAGGAGTACAGTGCCTACGCGGTGAACTACATCGGCGGGGCCTACTCCAACAACGGTACCCCCGATATTTTGGCTTGCGTGAAGGGCAGGTTCTTCGGGATCGAGTGCAAGGCGGGCAGCAACAAGCCCACTGCACTGCAGTGGGCCAACCTCCGCAAGATCGAGGAAGCAGGGGGTATCGGACTCGTGGTGAACGAGGATGGATTGCCCGCACTGCGCGTGGCGCTAACAAAGCAAACGGAGGCAAAATGACCCCAGGTAAATTGGACGGCTCCGATGCAGCCAAACTCCGCATCACGCGGATGCCGAAACGCGTAACGCTTGACTTGGAAACCTACTACGACCGGGAGTACTCGCTCTCCAAGATCACCACCGAAGAATACGTGCGCTCGCCGCTGTTCGAGACTATTGGCTTCGCCATTAAGGTAAACGACGGCCCTACCGAGTGGGTCCCGCAGCCGGCGGTCGGATCATTCCTCGCGGAGTTCGACTGGTCGGACGCGCTTGTCGTGTGTCAGAACACGCAGTTCGATGGGGCGATCCTGAGCTGGCGCTACGGGGTCAACCCACTAGCGTGGCTGGACACCCTGGGTATGTCGCGGGCACTGTACCCGCATGAGAAGTCGCATAGCCTGAAGTCGCAGGCAGCGCGCATGGGCGTCGGCGTCAAGGGTGACGAGGTGTTGAACGCACTCGGTAAGCGGTACGCAGACTTCAGCCCGGAGGAACTCGCGCGCTACGCGGAGTATTGCCGCAACGACGTGGACCTCACATACGCACTGTTCCTGCAGTACATGGCAGCAGGCTTCCCGAAGCAGGAGATGAAGCTCATCGACATGACGTTGCGGCTATACACAGAGCCCGTGCTGGAGCTGGATGCGGGGGTACTATCCTCACACTTGGCAGGCGTGAAGGCCCGCAAGCGAGAACTACTGGACGCGGTACAGGCGCAGATGCCGGGCAGCGATGGCGAGGACATCAAGAAGCACTTGATGTCCAATGAGCGGTTCGCGGAACTACTGCGAGCCAACGACGTGGAGCCGCCGATGAAAGTCAGCCCGACCACGGGCAAGCCCGCTTATGCGTTCGCCAAGACCGATGAAGAATTCACAGCTCTCGAAGAGCATCCGGACGAAGCAGTGCAGGTCCTCGTCGCAGCACGGCTTGGCAACAAGTCTACAATCGAGGAGACGCGCACGGAACGCTTTATTGGCATGGCCGGGCGGGGCAAGTTCCCGGTGCCGCTGCGGTACTATGGGGCGCACCCGGGCCGCTGGTCGGGGGAGCAGGCCGTAAACATGCAAAACCTGCCGACGCGCGGACCGAGCGCGGGCAAGATACAGAAAGCCATCAAGGCCCCACCCGGCTATGTTGTGATCGACTGTGACTCCTCGCAGATCGAAGCGCGGTGTCTGGCGTGGATGGCGGGGCAGGACGATCTGGTCGATGCGTTCCGTAATAAGCAGGACATCTACAAACTCATGGCCAGCCGCATCTACGGCATCGCGCCGGAGGAAGTCACCGAGGGCGCTGGCAGTCAGCGGCAAGTCGGGAAGACGGTTGTCCTAGGTGCGGGTTTCGGTGTGGGGCATATGAAATTGCGAGCGTTCCTGCGGCAGCAAGCCAAGGTGGACGTATCCGAGGCGGAAGCCAAGCGCATCATCGACACGTACAGGGCTACCTACCCACGCATTCCCGAGTTGTGGAGGCGTGCAGGCGCTGCGCTCTCCGCGTTAGCTTTGGGGCAGACAATGCGGGTTGACATCCCCGGCATCATCAACGCCGTGCCGGGTCGCGGGCTCACGCTGCCCAGCGGGCTGTCCGTCCAGTACCCAGACCTCAAGCGGATGGCGGACGAGAAGACCGGCAAAGTCAATTGGCGGTATACGTCAAAGGGTGCCCCGGTATACATCTATGGCGGAAAATGCGTCGAGAATTTTACCCAGGGTGTAGCCCGCTGTGTAGTGGCGGAACAGGCGCTGCGCATCGCCAAGCGGTACAAGGTTGTGCTACTGGTGCATGACGCGGTGGCGTGTATCGCTCCCGAGGCCGAAGCCGAGCAGGCGCAGGCGTATGTCGAGCAGTGCATGAGGTGGGTGCCTAAGTGGGCGACGGGGCTTCCGCTCGCTTGCGAATCAGGCATGGGTGCTACGTATGGTGATTGTTAAGAAGCCCGGGTACACTATACGAACTAACAAACATCAAGGGCTCCATATGGCATTGGTTCATTCGTATTCGGCGGTCAAAGACTTCGAGGGTTGCGGACGGCGGTACCACCAAGTGCGCATCCTCAAGCGATTCAAGCAGCAGGATACCGACGCGACGCTGTATGGTTCCCGGGTGCACAAAGCATTTGAGGAATTCATTCGTGATGGAAAACCACTTCCAGAAAATCTTGCGCATTACGCGCGCTTCGTTGAACCTCTCACCCGCATCGGCGGAGACATCAGATGCGAAGAAAAACTCGGCATCCGCGAAGACTTCTCGCCGTGCGGCTTCTTCGACAAGGACGTATGGTTCCGGGGCATCCCCGACTACCTTGCCGTCAACGGAGAGACTGCCCGCGTAGTGGACTACAAAACAGGCAAATCCAGCCGCTATGCGGATACCGCCCAACTCGAACTCATGGCCGCCATGATCATGGCGCACCGCCCGGCAGTGCAGATCGTCAAGGGCGCACTGCTATTTGTGGTGGCTGGAGATATAGTCCGTGCGGTATACCGTCGCGCTGAGCTGCCCGAGATTTTCTCCCGGTGGGTGGGGCGCGCTGATGCGGTTGCTGCTGCCATCGAGCAGAATGTATGGAACGCCCGCCCCAGCGGGCTCTGTAAGTTTTGCCCGGTATCCGGGGAAGCGTGCGAACACAAGTAGGAGTAGTACCATGCCTCGCAAAATTCGTGACTATAAGGACGAGTACGCTAAGTACCAAGGTCGGCCAGAGCAGATCAAGAAGCGCGACGCCCGCAACAAGGCCCGCGCGGACTACGAGAGGAAGCATGGCGCTCTGCCGGCGTCCGTGGACGTTGACCACCGGGTGCCGCTGGCCAAGGGCGGCAGTTCCGATCCGGCCAACCTGCGGGCGGTGCCGAGGGCCAAAAACCGCAGCTTCGCGCGTACCGCCAAGGGCGGGATGAAGTCACAAACCAGCTTGCGCGAGAAACGCAAATAGCCTATAGTGGGCACACCGGGGTTGGTTGCCCGGTGGTTGAGAGTTATACGAGATTCAGCCGGGTAGTAGCACTACCCGGCTCTTTTTGCTGCCTATCATGGAAATCATCAACAACAAAGCACTGTTATTCAACACCCGCAAGCAAGCGCAGATAGCTGCACTGATCCCCAAGAGTAAGGCCCTGGAACAACGGGGCGACGTGAGCAAGATGCTGGTGCATTGGGGCTTCGATGAAGTGCAAGTCTTACGGAATCTCGGGATTCGTGGGGTGCCATCCCCCATTCGGGGGAGATACGAATGGCCCGGCGTCTATACACCCTTCGCGCACCAGCGGACCACGGCAGAGTTCCTTACTCAGCACATGCGGTGCTTTGTACTAAGCGAAGCCGGCACCGCCAAGACGGGCGCGGCGGCATGGGCTGCGGACTACCTGATGTCCATCGAAAAAGTGCAGCGGGTGCTGGTGATATGCCCGGTGTCCATCATGGATACCGCCTGGAGAGCGGACCTGTTCCGGACAGTCATGCACCGCTCCGTTGCACTGGCGCAGGGCACCAAGACGCAGCGGCAGGCCGTACTGCGCGGAAACTACGAGTTCGTCATTATCAACTTCGATGGCGTCAAGGTAGTAGCCAAGGAGCTGCAGGAGTACGGGTTTGATCTAGTCATCGTAGACGAGGCCAACGCGGTGAAGACCGTGCAGACGGACCGATGGAAGGCGGTGGCATCGCTGGTCAAGCCCACTACGCGGCTCTGGCTTATGACCGGCACGCCGGCCTCACAGTCGCCGCTGGACGCGTACGGTCTAGCCAAACTGGTGAATCCGGACTCAGTGCCGCGCTTCTTCGGCGCATTCCGCGATAAGGTGATGGTCAAGATCAACCAGTATAAATGGGTACCCCGAGCCGATGCGCAGGATATCGTGCACCAGACGCTGCAGCCGGCTATCCGCTTCACCAAGGCCGAGTGCCTGGACTTGCCCGAGGTGTTGTATGCAACGCGCGAAGTGCCTCTTACGCCGCAGCAGCAGAAATACTACGACACGATACGCAAGGAGATGACTGCGGTGGCGGCTGGCGCGGAGATTACTGCCGTCAACGCCGCCTCGCTCATCAACAAGTTGGCGCAGGTATCCCAAGGCGCGGTGTACTCGGACGATGGTAGCGTAATCGAATTCGATGTGAGTAATCGCATCGCGGAATTGCTCGCTGTGGTCGCATCTACAGACCGGAAGATATTAGTGTTTGTGCCATACCGCCATGTGTTGGACGTAGTTGTTGACGCACTTATAAAGGCCGGGCATAGCACAGCAGTGATCCACGGCGGGGTGGCGGGCAGCGCACGCGCGGATATCATCAAACAGTTCCAGACCGAGGACGACCCCCGCGTGCTGGCCATGAGCCCCCAGGCCACAGCGCACGGCATCACGCTGACCCGGGCGGATCAGGTTGTGTGGTGGGGTCCGGTTACCTCCACCGAGATATACATACAGGCCAACGCCCGAGCGCACCGCCCCGGGCAGACCGCCAATGTAACAGTCACTCACCTGCAGGGCAGCCCGGTTGAGCGGCGTATGTACGCCATGCTACAGGACAAGATTGAGGTGCATCAAAATCTGGTGGACCTGTACAAACAAGAGATTGACACGGAAACTTGACACTGTATAATTCCCCCACGGGGCGACCCGTATCGTTGACGCTAGTGAAAGGAGTTCACCATGAGTGACGCAAGTAAATTGGTTCGCGTGTATATCAAGATCAGAGACGCCAAGGCGGCGAAACAGAAGGAGCTGGACGATGAAATAGGAAACCTTGACGCGCAGCTGTCCGTCATAGAACAGGAACTGCTGGAAATCTGCAAGGCCACGGGCCAACAGGGCGGCAAGACGCCCTTCGGCTCCTTTACGCGTACCACCCGGACGCGGTATTGGACAAGCGACTGGGGCAGCATGTACAAGTTCATCCGCGAGCACGACACGCCCGAGATGCTGGAGCGTCGTATCCACCAACAAAACTTCGCTGAGTTTCTCAAGGAGCACCCCGACCGCTTGCCTGCCGGCATCAACGTCGAATCCCGGTATTCTGTGACGGTGCGCCGGGCACCGTAAGCCATCAACCAAAGGAAAAAGCAATGAGCAACCTCACTCTGTTTCAATCGGGCTCCACGGTCCCCGACTATCTGCGCGACGCATCCGATGCGACCACCAAGGAAATCGCGGGCGGTTCCGGCGGCAAACAAATCTCCATCAAAGGCGGCGTGTGGCGCATGATCGTCGGCGGAGAGGAAGTGGCCAAGAACGAAGACCGCGCCATGAACATCGTCGTGCTGGCGGCGGGTAAGGGCGTCACGCGGACATACTACGCGGAGAAGTACGAAGAGGGCAAGGACATCATGCCCGCCTGCTGGTCCGCAGAAGGTGTGGTGCCGAATGAAGAGGTGCAAGCCCCGCAAAACGCGTCGTGCGCTACGTGCCCGCAGAACATCGAGGGTTCGGGTGAGGGCAAATCCCGCGCCTGCCGCTTCAGCAAGCGCCTCGCGGTGTCGCTGGAGAATGACCTCGGGGGTAATGTCTACCGAATGTCGGTCCCCGCGAAGTCGTACTTCGGACGGGCAGATGGTGACAAGATGCCGCTGCAGGCGTACAGCAAATTCCTGGCGGGCCACGGTATTCCGATCACGGGCGTCGTGACGGAGGCGCGCTTCGATACCAGCGAAGCGGTTCCGGTGCTCAAGTTCCGCGCCATTCGGCCTCTGGCCCGCGACGAGTGGGAGCAAACGAAGGCGTTGAGTCAGACCAAGGACGCACAGGACGCCATCGAGTTCAAGATGGTTCCCTCCCGCACCGAGACAAAGGCACTGTTCGCAGCATCAGCTAGTGCCGCCCCCAAACCCGCAGCGGCGAAAACCGCAGCGGCGAAAACCGCTGAGCGGCCCGCAGCTACCGATACGGCGAGTGCCTCAGTTGCAGAGCCCGTGCGCCGAGCCAAGCCGGCGGCGGAGTCAGTTGCCCCCGCGCGTGACGTGGATGCGATCTTGAGCGATTGGGCAACGGATGATGAGTAAGTCAGCGCGCGGGTATGACACGCTGTTTGTGCAACGTATGCGCAGAGCCGAGTTAGGCACGTCAGTACGGCGATTGGTTGCTGCGGGTGTGGCGAGCGAGGTGCCGTTGGCGCGTATCGCAGCTTTGTTGGGCGTGTCTCGGGCCACCGTGTATAGTTGGGCGCTTGGTAAATCACAGCCGCGCCCTTCTCGGGGGGCTGCTATCGAGCGGTTGACGCGCCATCTGACGAAACGCAAGCGGTAATTCGCGACTCTGCGGGGCGGCATGGAAACGTGCCGCCCTTATTTTTTCTCTTTGTTGTGAGGTTCCGTGATTGACTTTCTCAACTCCGTACTTCCCTCGCGGGGTACATACTGCATAGTAGGCATCCAAGCCAAACGCGTCGCCCCCTCCTTCCATACTGACTTAGACGCGGCCTTCGATACCGGCATGCTGCTCAGTGAGCGCGGAGACGATGCGTACTTCGCGCTGGCTTCGTTCAAGGACGGCAGCAGCCGCAAGGCTGAGAACGCCGCGTACCTGCGCTCCCTATTTCTCGATCTGGACTGCGGTGCGGGAAAACCCTATGCGGATCAGATCGCCGCCGCCCAGGCGCTCTCCGAGTTCATACAGACGACGAGCCTGCCCACGCCCACGGTGGTTAATTCCGGAGGTGGGCTGCATGTATACTGGTTGCTCGATGCGGATGTACCGGCAGCCGAATGGCTGCCTTACGCGCAGTCACTGAAACAACTTTGCGTTGCGCAAGGTCTGCACTGCGATATGCAGGTGGTAGCCGATGCGGCGCGAATCCTGCGCATCCCGGGCACGTTCAACTACAAACGAGACGCCTCCCGTCCGGTACAGGTCATGTCCCTTGGGCGGCCCGTACCCCTGGAATCGCTGGCACTCGTGCTGCCCCCGGTGGTTGACTTGTCGGCAGCACGCCAATATGGTGTTGACGGCACCACCGCAGCTGTATCTGGCTCGGACTACCCGAAGAGTTCGTTCTCCAAGCTGATGGCCCGCAGTCTGTGCGGGCGCGGCTGCAATCAGATGCGCATCGCGGCGCTACAGGCCGACTCCCTCGAAGAACCGCTATGGCGCGGCGCGTTGTCCATCGCCGGTCGCTGCGAAGATGGGGCGACGGCCATCCACACACTGTCTCGCCACCACCCGGGGTATGATCCGGCGGATACTGAGGAAAAAGCGGCGGGCACGCGCGGTCCGTACACCTGCGAGTGGTACCGACTCAACTACCCCAGCGGCTGCGCGGGCTGCACCGAGCGCGTAACATCCCCGATAGCTCTGGGCCGCATCGTGGAGGAATCCCCAACCGAGAATGACACGTATACAGTTGTCAAGCCGGAGGATGCGGACTCCCCCGAGGTGGAGATGGATATCCCCAAGTACCCGTTCCCGTACTTCCGTGGGGTGGATGGCGGCGTATACCGCAGGGATCGTACCAAGGACGGGGAGGAAATCGACATCGAGATTTACCCGTGCGATCTATATCTCACCGAGCGGTTTTTCGACTACGACGAACAGGGCAACGGTGATGGGGAAATGGTCGGGATCAACCTGCACATGAGCCGCGACGGAGTGCGGCGATTCTTCGCCCCAGCCACCACGCTGTTTACGCCGGACAAAGTGCGCGACCTGCTGGTGCGTCACGGAGTCGTCACATATGGAAAGCATGTAGGAGAACTGATGGCTTACTTCGCGTCCTCGCTGCGCAACTTGCAGTCGCGCTATATGGCCAACCGCACGCGCAACCAGATGGGGTGGACCCCGGACATGCTGGGGTTCGTCATTGGCGAACTGGAGTATACGTCGCAGGGCAAAAAGCTCGCGCCGCCCGCCAGTGGTACGCGGCAGCTGGCATCGCACTTCAAGCCTACTGGTACCCTGGATGAATGGAAAAAAATCGCCGGGTTCTACGACCGTCCGGGTCTGGAGCCCCACGCACTGGCCCTATTTTTTGGGTTCGGGTCGCCCCTGCTGAAATTCATCGGTCCCAAGAATAACGTCCGAGGGGCCATGGTGCATCTGAAGCACAACGGGTCAGGCTCTGGAAAATCTACCGCACAGATGGTGGTAAATTCCATCTTCGGGAACCCGGGTGATCTGCTGATGAAGAGCGAAGACACCGCTGCATCGAAGATGCACATGCTCGGTATCATGAATAGTCTGGCGCTTACTGTGGACGAAATCACCAACGAAAACCCGGAGGTGTTGTCCGATATGGCCTACGGATTCACGTCCGGGCGGGGCAGGCACCGCATGGAGTCGCAGTCCAACAAGCTCCGTGCGAATACCACGACTTGGTGCAACATCACAATTACGTCGGGCAACGCTTCGGTGGCAGATACTCTGCAGCAGTTCAAGACCGCCACCGACGGCGAGATGCGCCGCCTACTGGAAATCTCAGTGCCAAAGTACTCCGATGCGTCGAAACAGGAGATCGACGCCATCTTCAGCAAGCTCCCCCTGAACTATGGGGTAGCGGGGCCAGCGTATATTCAGTACGTACTGCAGAATAAGGCCATCGTGGAAGAGGCACTGCACAAGATGCAGAGCAAGATTGACGGGGAATTGGGGCTGGACCAAGCAGACCGCTTTTATTCCTGCATACTGACCTGCGCGTTCGTCGGGGCCTCTCTGGCGAAGAAACTCGGGCTCATCGACATCGACGTTGGGCGGGTGTACCGCTGGGCTATCCACTTGGTCAAAGACGCACGCGCCCACGCCCGCTTGGACCTCGGCAACATGCTGCTCGTAGCGCAGGAGACGCTGGCGGCGTTTGTCAACGAGAACATACCGAACGCACTTGTTATCAACCGCGCCAAGCGCGGGTGCCCATCTGATGCCCCGATCCAGATGCCGAAAGGAGCGCTGCGCATGCGCTATGAGCCTAACACGCGGGAGCTGTTCATCCCCGCGACGGAGTTGCGCAATTACTTCGCCGCGCGCCGGGTGGATGTGCGCGAGGGCGTGACCAAGCTAGCGGAGGCGGGTATCATCAAACACGATGGGCGGTCGCAGCCCGTGCGTATCGGAGTCGGGGCGATGGGAAACATGCAGGGCTTGTCCGTTCGTAGTTACGTCATTGATGGAGACGCCGTTGGAGTCGAGCCCACCACCTTCACCGCGCCGCAAAAAGACGCTATCGCGGATTGAGCCGACTGAGTGGCTGATTCGTCGGCTACGGGTCTTTACGCTGCGCGGAACGGAGTACTACGTATACTGGGACCGACTCCCGATAGGGGGGTCGTTCTTTCTACCTACGCTAGTATCCGCTGGCGTGGTACTCACTGCACTCAAGTCAATAAGCATTGCATTGAACATGCAGTTCGCTACGCGCCAGAGACGGGAGTACGGGTTGTACGGGGTCCGGGTCTGGCGCATCGAGTGACTACAGCTTGGCACGTTCCCGCAGTAGGCGTAGGGGCACCGCTTTCAAGTACTCCTGCTCGGCTTCGCGCAGCTTGGCAATGGAATCGCGCTTCTCCGCGTCCGTCATCTGGGAGGATGGGAGATTGCTGATGTGCGTTATCGCCTTGCGGATACGCCCCAAGTTCTCCGAGATGTTCCGTACGGGCCCCTTCATCGACAGGCGGGCAATATTTTTCTCGTTCTGCACGAAGTCGGGGATCAGGTGCGGACTGCGGGCTTTCAAATCCTCCAGCGTGCTCGTGGCCCGCTCCACCTCATCGCGCAGCACATAAAAGTCATTCTTGAGCGCGGACTCCGTGCTCTTGGTAACGAAACCGCTCACCCCCGGCAGGGCCGCCAGCGCATCACGCGCCGACAATGAAGGCCGTTCCACGTTCGGGTCGCTATGCATGAAGGCGTTGGACATATACAAGGTAAGGCCCCCAAGCGATCCGAGCATGCCGCGAACAACGTGGTCAATCGCGATGGGGGCCACACCTACGGCACCCCCCAAGGCTTTGCCCAGCTCGGATGTGGATTCATTGAACTGGCGCTCGGCTTCCTTCTGCTTCTCGAACATGCCGATGAGCGGGCGGCCTTGGAAGAAGTCGTGGTTGATACCCACCTCAAACAACGGCTTGGCAATCTGCGGCACCAGTGTCGGACTGAGCAGCGCATTGGCCACGGTATGCGCCATGGAGTCCCGGAAGGCTCGCCCGTCAGTAGTGCCCGAGTCGGTCAACATGTGATACATGTGCTCCGCGATCAGCTTGGGCATGATAAACAAATCGGACCGTAGGGGGATGCCCGTCCCAGTACCCGGGATCATGAGCATGCGGTCCCGCACGATGGCGCGGGTCTTCTTGTATTCGTCATCATCACCGACCAACATGGCGTACATCAGGGACAGCGCGAATACAGACGCGGATGTCGCGGCAAACGTCTTCATCGCCGCCATGCGGTCGGTGGGGGAGGTGCTTGCGCCAGTGATCGTTTTGTACGCTACGTGCTGGGCGGCAAGGTATGCGTTGAAGAACGGAATCACCTGCGCCCCCGCAGCGAGTAGCTTGCTCGTGCCCCGGTTGCGGAAATTGATGACCTGGAACGCCTTCTCGATGGCCTCTGCCTTGCTCATCCCCTGCGCCATTGCAGCTTCGTACACGGCCTGTCGGACGGCGTTGTCCGAAGCCATGGAGATGTGATCCAGGCTGCGCTTGACCCGCCCCCAGAACCCGGGGGGTGCCTTGATCCCGGCGTACACCTCGGCATCGGCCCGCACGACGGCGGCGGTTACATCCCGTATACCAACAACCCCGTAGGCGCGCAGCGCCGCATTGGCCGAACTGGTGCCGCGCAGCGTGGTGATGAACTCCTTGACCGCCCGCACGGGGATGGACAGCGCGTATTTCGGCTGCAGCCCCGACGAAAACATGGCAGCGAAGGCATCCTGCGGGACCTGCGCCACGGAGAACACCGGGTTCAGCACAATGGACTGACGCAACACATTGCTCACCTTAGCGGCCC